CTGCAAAAGACTTGACACAATGCAGGAAATGATGTAAACTGGCGGCAAATAAATATCCGCCCTCGCGCCCGTTTGGGCCGCCACGGCTACTTCTGAGGAAGTGGCCGTTTTTCTTTTGGGGGGACATGAGTACACGAGAGTACCGTCCCAGCAGGCTTGTCACACGCATTACCAGCCTGTTTCGTCGCGCCTCTCCCCCAGAGCAGAGGGAGACGACTACGGGGCAGACGGGTGACCCGCAGGCCGATCTCTATGCGTTTACCGTCAAGATCGGCCAGAACAGGGTCGCCGCCTATCGTGACATTGAGGACATGGATGAGGTTTCGCCAGAAGCCTCTCGTGCTTTGGACGTTCTGGCCGATAACGCGGTCAACTCTCCTGGTGGTACGCTCAAGACCTTTACCGTTCGTTTTGATGATGGTCGCCCCGTTACCCCCGAACAGCAGGCTATTATCCTCGACCTGCTAGACCGCACGCACATGGACGACAACATCTATACCATCGGTCGGTATGCGATTGCGATGGGCGACGACTTCCAGCAGGTTCTTGTGGGTGCGGATGGGCGCATCTCTGGACTGGTCAGGATGCCCCCCGACACGATGAAGCGCAACGAAGACCAGAATGGGCGTTTGAAGAGGGGCAACAAAGAAGGCTCGTGGGCCTTTGAGCAGTACAAGGACGGGTTCGACTTTGTGGCAGGGTTCTATCCCTGGCAGATAGAGCACATTCGCTGGAATAGACCTGGGGATTCAAAGTACGGTAGAAGCGCCCTTCACGCTGCGCGGTATCCGTTCAAGAAACTACAGGCTATGGAAGAAGCTCTGGTGATCAACTGGCTCACCAGGGCGTTTGCGCGGCTTCTGTTCCAACTGGACACCACAGGGATGTCCAAGAAAGAAGCCGAACAGTATCTCAAGCAGTTCATGGATCAACTCTCTCGTCGGACTGTAAATGAGGACACACAGGGGACGGAGAGGCTGACCGTTGCGAAAGACCTGGCTATCGGCAACGGCTACAAGAACATGGGCGGCAAGTGGGAACAGTCTCTCAACGACGTGAAGGTGCTGGACACGTCGAATACGGGGTTCTGGAACATCTCTGCGGTGGAATACTGGCGCAACAAACTGATGATTGCGACAGGCGTTCCCAAGGCCCACCTGAACATTGAAGAGGACATTTCCAACGTAGGAACCCTCAAGTGGCAGGACGAGCGGTTTGCCCGAACCGTAAGACGTATTCAGATGATGCTCTCTGGGTTCTTGCACCACATCATCGACCTGGAACTGCTGCTTCACGGCATCGACCCCAACACGGTTGATTATGTTATCGAGTGGCCGACACCTTCTACGCAAGACGAGACGGACAAGGCAGATACCCTACTCAAGCAGGCACAGGCTGCGGAGATCATGTTGCGCAACGGCGTGGTGGACGTTGAGCACATTCAGGATAAGTGGCTGGGGATTTCGCCAGCACAGAGAAAGCGCATACAGATAGCGACAAGGGAGACTATGAATGGCAGAGCAGACGCACGAGCCACTGAGGAAGAGTGAGATCAAGTGGTGGTGGCCCGTTCTCGTTCTAATATTTGCGATGGCTACTGCCTGGGGAAGTTTGAGACTGGAAGTTACAACCTGTTCGGCCAGAGTGGACGCGCTAGAGGCCCACAGGGACGAGGCAACCGTGGACAGGATTCTGATTGAGTCGCGGCTTACGCGCATGGAGACCAAGTTGGATAGCATTCTTGAAGCCATAATGGAGACGCACTAGTGGAACAACTTATTCTTGAGGGCGTTCTTGAGGCAAAGAACATCAAGCGCGGCGACGATGGCCGACTGCGCTTTGAAGGCGTTGCCCTGAGATTCAACACGCTCTCTGCGAACAGTTGGTTTTATGGCGAGAACATGGTCAGGGAAAGTGTGGAGAGGACGAATCGGTGGATTGCCGAGGGGAACATCTGCACGATGTATGCCACACACGGCAAAGCCCTTGGTAGCATGTTCTCTCTTCCTACCGAGAGCCCCATCGGTAAGTATACCGAGTTCTTCCTTGAAGACGATAAGATGATGTATCGCGGCCAAATCTCCCCCACTGAAGAGGGGAAGGACATTATGACGCTGATAGAGGATGGGGTCATTATCCACACCTCTATTCGCTCAAACATGTTCGAGGCCGAACCCGTCACCATGTCGATCAATGGGGAAGAAGTCGAAGTAATGGCCGTCAAACATGCCATCATCAACGGTGTGGATTTCTGTGACCAGCCTGGCGTAGCTGGCGCAGGGATTACTAAGGTTCTTGAATCAGCCCCCACGTTCGTAACACATTCGGAGGACAACATGGACATGAAAGAACTGACGCTTGAGGCTCTACGAGCCGAGCGCCCAGACCTCTTGAATGCCGCTGTGGTAGAGCACCTTGCTCTTTTCCAGGGGCAGATTCAAGAGAAGGACGCGGAGATCGTTCGTCTCACGGAAGAACTGGCTGCCGTCAAGGAGGGCCAGATCGACCCGGAAACCGTCACCGCTCTGGAAACGCAGTTGCAGGAGTCTGGCAGTCTTCTTGCTGAGACGCAGGCCGAACTCGCCCTTTGGGAAGAGGTCGCTGTTCCTCTGGTCAAGAAGATGGTCGAACTCCGCAAGAAAGACCCGTCCAAGGACATGAACACCGTGCGCGTCGAGGCTCTGGCTTCTCTACACGCGGAGTCTGGTATCGGAGATCAGGGGTCTGGCGCTCAGACTGATGAGCCAGAAAACGATAGCCTTGAGGTTGTCGAAGGCGCTCCTGAGTCATTCGCCAGCCTCATCGAGATCACGTCTCAACTCGGTCGATAGTAACAAATAAGGCTTATTGGAGGAAACTATGAACCGCGTAATGCAGCAGGTCGATACCAGCCGCTTTGACCCACGGGTGCTAAAGCAGGCAGTAGAGGCCATTTATGACCGCAGTTCTGGTGACGGCCCGCTCACCATGAACGAAATGTGGAAGCGCGAACGCGCTAAACTCGTGCAAAAGTGGGCCTGGTATCTGGGCGAAGAGATCACGGTGGCGGGCAAAAAGTATCCTATGCGCCCCATTCCTGCCGAACAGCAGGCGATGATGGCCGTGCTCTTTGAGAACCAAATGCTTGCCAACCCAGAGCCGAAAACTCTCTGGGAAGCAACTACAACCGCCAACCTGTCGTTGCCAGCGAACTTTGCTCTGCCCATCATCAGAGAGGTGTTCCCACAACTGATTATGATGCGCATTGCGAACGTTCAGCCCATGCCCGCTATGTCGGGTGGCACGGCGAATGCCTACTGGTGGAAGACGTATCGCGTTGATGCGTCGGACACGCAGATGACAACTGCTGACTCGGACTACGCCCTTTCTTCTGAAGGCGCAGTGCCCAAGCAGGTGCGTGGTGGTCTCTCGTCCGCACCGGTCACGGCCATCACCGACAAACTGAACGCCACCTGGTCTCAGGAAGCTCAAGAAGACTTGATGGGCGTCATGGGCCTCGATCTGGGGGCCGAGATGCTGCGCACGATGGCCGAGGAAATCCTGCGCGAGATCGAAGAGCGCGTGCTGAATGAAATCTTCAATGGCGCTGCCGCAGGAAACACCGACTGGTCAGATACCGTTGGAACCGGCTATACCGCGACCGAGTGGTACGAGACCATCTTCCATGCGTTCATCGACTCGGAGAAACTGGTTCGCCAGAACCGCCATGCCGCGTGCAACTACATCGTCTGTGGTCTGAACGTGGCCGGATTCCTGCAGAAGACTCAGCGGTTCGTCGCTCAGACGACCTCGCAGGTTGAGGCGCTGCGTTCTGGAACCAGGTTCGAGGGTACGTTCCTCAACCGTTGGGACGTGTACTCTTCAGAGTATGTGGACTCCGATACCGCCGTTATCTCCATCTACCCGAACGGGATGCACACCGGCTACATTTGGATGCCATATATTCCGCTGATGCCCATGCCCAGAATGTACGCTGAGTCGAAGAACTACGACGATGCGGCGCTTCCTGGCGCTCTGGTCAACACGGATAGCTGGACGCAGAACATCCGCACCCGTAACGGCAAGTACATGTGCGAGCCGACTCAGTTCGCTACAGTAACCGTTACCTGATCTGCATAAGGGGGGCCAATGCAGGCTAGGGTAAGAAACGTCTCTGGTACGACGCAAATCATTGATGGGTACGCTCTTCCGCCTAGAATCTGGAAGAGCGTACCCGACGACATATCGCTGTCTGCTGCGTGGAAGGCATACCAGTATCAGTCCAGACGGGCCGACCTTGAGTTTACCGAAGGGGACGGCGTGTTCTGGATGGGGCCGTTTTCTATGGGCGACGGTTATGCAACGGCCAACGAGAACATGGTCTGGGCGCTCATCGAACAGGGAGTGGACATCTTTGCCGAACCCTGCTGGTTCCGACTGGAAGATGAACTGTCTGATAGAACCAGACAGTTGCTCCAAAAGCCCTTGACAAAGCCCATGAGAATCGGCGTGTGCATGGCGACACCAGGGGAGTTTCATAAACTCCCCACACCTTATCGAATCGGCGTGACGATGTACGAAGCGGATGAGCCACTGGACTTGCACCCTGAGTGGCGACACGACTGCGCGATGGTCGATAGGCTGGTGGTTCCTTCGCCATATTGCGCGGACATCTTTGAGCCTTTCTTCAAGGGGCCGATAGACGTAGTACCGCTGGCGGTAAACCCGCTCTACTACACGGCGCAGAAGAGAGAGCCAAAAAGCACTTTTACATTCGTAACCTACGCGACACTCTCTCCAAGGAAGGCACCACTTGAAACGCTGGAAGCGTTCTGTGAAGCGTTCCCCTACAACGAGTATCCAGATGTCCGGTTGGAGTTCAAGACGAGGAACGGGGTCTTCGGCTGGAAAGAGAACATGCTGCCGACTATCACCGATCCCCGAATTACCATCCACAATGCGACGTGGACGCCGGAAGAGATTCGAGACTGGCTGCACAAGGCAGACGCATTTCTCTTCTTGTCTAAAGGTGAGGGGTTTGGTATGCCGCCGCGAGAGGCAATGGCTACGGGTCTTCCCACAATCGTAGCCGACCATACTGGCCTTTCGACGTTCTGTGATGG